TATTGCAGGCGGATGGACGGTTTTTTAGAATGGTAGTACTGTGCCAGGTCGGTACGCATCTGATGTACGCGGGGCATCAGGTAATCGGAGTGCTGGGTGAAATAATGTTCGGTCTGTGAGTAAGAAGTAGCAATAGACTGCTGGATACCGGTAGCGGTTTCCTGTCCGTTGACGGCACCCAGTCGCTGGGGCGTAACCCCGATGGACTCGAACGCCTGGTTCTTAAAGTAACCTGCCAGCTGAATACGGGAAAGCAAACGCTGGGTTTGCTCCAGGTTCAGGACCTGGTAGTGCTGAAAGTTCAGCGCGTTCTCGGTGTTGGTGATCGAGGTATCGAGCGGAAGCATCGAGAAGTTCTTCATCGCGACGTAAGCCTTTGCCAGGTTATTTCTTCCCCAGTCTTCTCCCAGGGAGTGACGGGGCAGAGCATTCTGGTCCAAAAGGATTACTGTTCCCAGTTCATCGACCAGGATATCCGCGATTTGATTGTTGACGATGTTGTACCCGATCTGGTAGGGTTTCATCAGGTCGACCAGCGACACCGAACGGGTGTTACGGTCGCCAAATACAGCACCTTCTACCGGGAGTTTACACCCGTAGAGGGTATAGTCTCCCTTAAATTGGAAGGGCAGTCTTTTTACATTGAGGTAGATGGGAGAAAAACCACTCGGGTTATTCATTCCCCAGAACGTCGGACGGTTGGGTCCGATCTTCAGTCCACCCCAGGTCTCGTTGATCCAGATCCAGTCAATGTGTTCCCCAAAAAGCAGGTTGTCCTTGGTCTTTTGGGTAGAATATTTTGTGTTGTATACGGGTTTATCCAGGATCTTAAAGGTCTCGTCTACCACTTCCTGGATGATCTCTCCTTCTTCGGTGATCTTGGTCAGGTGTCCTACTTTGCGCTGGCTCTTCCAGTAAATGGTCGCTACCCGCAGCATGTGCGTTGGACCGTAGTCCAGGAAGTCTTCTCCTTCTGCCATGATCCACTCCACGATGTCCCCGTTAAAGGGCATGTTCTCGTAGGTAGACAGGTATTGACGCATTCCCAGCGACGGACCTTCCGTGTTCCACTGGTGGGAACGGGTAGGATCATAGTAACTACCGTCATTTTGCAGTCCACCCAGGGGCAGACCAGCAGAACGTACCGGGTAAATAGCTTCCAGGGCTTCAAGCTGCTCCTGGGTCATCATATACCCGTACTTATCGATCACGTCCGCCACGGTCATGATATCAAACTTACCGACCCAGTTACCCTGGGACACGTAGCGGGCATCTGGGGATTTATGGTAGAACGTCAGCAGCGGGTTCCATAGCTCCAGTTCGTAGTCATCGTCCAGCATTTTAAAATGCCAGAACTCCCGGTCCGTGATCAGCGAATCACGAAACGCCATGTTCTCCAGTTCAAAGAGCTTAAATCGCTCTTCGTCCACCTTTGCCTGGTGGTTTGCCCACTCCTCAATCATGGAGCGGTAGTCCTTACGGAAAAAGTTTTCAATCTCCGGCAGGCTCTTCAGGTTCTCCGGGGACAGCATCTGCTGAGCTTCCTCGCTTTCAAAGTCTGCACCCATCTGCAGCATCTTCATCACCATCTTCTGCTGTGCTTCCGCCAGTAGTGCGTCTTCCAGCATCTGACGTTTGGCTTCCAGCATCTCGTTATAGGAGATGTCGTCCACTGCGCGAAACATCAGCCGGGTGGAGCGCTTGGCAAACTCCCCGGTCAGCAGGTTGATAACGTTGGGGATGATCGGGTAGAACTTCAGTTCCAGGGCGCTCTGGTCCTCCTTGGTCAGGGTCTCGATCAGGTCTGCGTATTCATTGTCGTCCTCTACGATGTAGTCGGTACGGTCAATGATCCCTTTAGCGAGCTTATAGTTTTTGAGCAGTTTGCGGGAATTGCGACGAACCTGCTTAACCCCCTGCCACTCCAGCCAGTCCATGTTATGCGCCCGCCATTCCTCGTCCTTCGCTTTGTTGGGAAGGAACTGGATGGGCTGGGTCAGAGTACCCATCTTGTTGTACTCTGCTTTCTTCCCTGATTTCAGGTCAAGCGCATTCAGTATTTGCATGATTAACAGTTAGTTGTGGTATATGTATACCCGCCCGTAGAGGTGGTATACCAGGTTGTTTGCCCGTTTGCAGTGATCGTAAGTGTATAGGTCATCTCAGGTTTTTAAAGGGAAACCGGGGTTTTTGTAGACCCGTATGTGCAGACTTTGACGCTCCCATGTGTCTAAAGGGAGTCAATTTTAATTTATAACTTTTTCCTGACTTCTCCAAGTTTTTGTTCACCTCTACACGTTTGATCACCCCGCGGTTGGACTCCTGGACCTTGGCAAAAGCGATCAGCGAGCAGAAGGCAACGAGCCGGTCCACGTTCAGTCCTTCGTGGTACGCCTGCATTTCTTTGAGCAGCATCGGGTCCGGGATCCGCTCTACCCCGTAGATGGTCTTGTATACCTTTCCGTCATCTCCCATCTCTTTATCGATCTCTTCTTTTAAAAACTCGATACCAAAACTCAAGAGGTGCTTTTTAAACAGGGTACCGGTGTTCTTCCACCCGTATTCCTGGTACACGGTCTTGTTGGCTCCGAGGTCTTTTAGAAACAGGATCTGGTCTTTGGGTACCAGGTAGCGCTGCTTGCGACGGGCGATCATGTGCTGGATGAAAAGCGAGACGTTATTTTCCACCACGGTCCAGGCGTTGTACCATTCTACGATCAGCTCCAGTCGTTCGTGCGTTTTATTGATGTCATCAAAGCGACCACACCAGGCAGCCACGATCTTGTCTCCTTCGATATAGGTCTCGGGTTTACCGCTACCATCGTCGCGCGTAACCTGTACCTGGGTCTTGTATACGTAGATAGAACACAGTGATTCAGAGGTCGTGGTCTTTCCCTCTCCTACCGGGTCAATGGAAGCGTAGTACATCCCAAACTCCGGTTTATCTACCGGTCGCTCCCATACTACCACAACCCCTTCTTTGTCTTCGGTGTTCTTGGAAATCGGGAACTCGGATATCGGAACTTTGCGCGACTCTTCTGCCGCCACCCGTCCGTGCTCATCGTAGTACAGGTCCAGCAGTTCATAGCTGTAATGCTTTTCTTCGATGCGCTGCATTTGCTTTGACACCAGGTGCTGTGGAAACAGCGATACTTTTCGGTAAGCAAACGCTTCTTCAATGTTGGTGGGCTTTTGGGAGATACGCAGTTGGTACTGCTCGGGACTCAGCTCTTTTTTCCAGCGAAGGCGTTCATGCAGGATAGCTTCCAGCGCTTCTTTTACTTTAGAGTTTCCGTACTCATCAATAAAGGGAGGCATGCTCCACTGCTCAGGAATGAACAGTCCGCTTTTAGCGATCGTACCCTTGGAGTCAATCAGTGAAGTGGTCACCGCATACATGTCGTAGGCGTCAGGTTGCAGGATAAAACTTTTGAGCGGATCACACTGATCCAGGTCACCCACAGATCCTGCAGCAATGAACACCCCGGTGGTCACCATACCGGATTGCAACGCAGGACGCATGTACTCGTAGGTCTCGTCCATCTTGGGAGCGATACCTGCCTCCTCGTGGAAGAAAAACCGGCAAGGTCCACCCACACCTGCAGTCGGATCTTTTTCAAAACTGGTACCTTGTAACACGGATCGTAAACCACGGAATGTATCACGACCACCCTGTCGCACCTTGATACGCTGTTGCCAGGCAAGTACCTTGTCAGGATCATTAGGTCGGTACCAGGCAGTGTGTTCGTTTAAGAAGTTCTTATACTCGTTGAGCATTCGCCAGGTACCCTTCTCGTTGATATAGTCTTTCAGCGATGCACCGATCTTTAGGATCGCACCTTCTTCAAACCAGTACGCGTTGATCAGTTTTGCTGCGTGAAAATAAGAGCTGGCGATCTGACGTTTCTTTAAGATCGGTACGTGCTTATAGTGCAGCTCCGCCAGGCATTCGTAGAGCGCCATGTGGTACTGCGCGTCACGGACCTTTGCAAAGTCAAAGCGGGATTCTTCCTTGTCAAAGATGGGAAGGAAGTTCAGCCACATGTAGTAGTCACGCGTGAGATACCAGGCATTATCCCCGTTTTTGTAGATAACGCCTGACCTGCACTTCATTTTCTGGTCATCCCAGTAACTCATGAAGTCTTTGGTCTT